TTTGAGTCCGTCGGATGAGGCGGAAGAGATCTTTTTGTTGGAGATGCATGTCGATTATGACGTGCCGGGCTTTGAAGATGTGGATGAAGATGGTGAGCCGACGGGAATTAAGCTGCCGTTTTTGATTACGATTGACGAAGTCAGTGGTCGCGTCATTGGAGTGCGTCGAAATTGGGAAGAGGAAGACGAATTAAAGCTTCGGATTCCGACTTTTGTGCATTATGTGTTGGTAGAGGGCTTAGGCGCGTACGGTTTAGGCTTTGTGCATTTGATTGGTGGCTTGTCGAAGACGGCCACGATGGCTTTGCGGCAGCTTTTGGACTCGGGAACGCTCTCGAATCTGCCTGCGGGCTTCAAGGCTAAGGGCGCACGGATCGCGGACAGCGATAATCCGATTCAACCGGGCGAATGGCGGGATATTGACGCGGGTGGTGCGGAGTTGACGGCTTCGTTATTGCCCTTGCCGTACAAAGAGCCGAGCCAGACCTTGTTTTCGCTGTTAGGTTTTGTGGTGGAAGCGGGCAAACGCTTGGCTTCGATTGCGGACATGCAGGTGGGCGAAGGCAATCAGATGGCGGCGGTGGGCACCACGATTGCGTTGTTGGAAAAAGGCTCGATGGTGATGTCGGCCATCCACAAGCGGCTGCATTATGCGCAAAAAGTGGAGTTCCAGTTACTCGCTAAGGGCTTTGGAAAGTACTTACCTGATGAGTATCCGTATGAAGTACCGGGTGCTTCCCGCAAGATTAAGCGTCAAGACTTTAATCAACTGGTGGCTGTGTTGCCGGTGGCGGACCCGAACATCTTTTCGGTGGCCCAGCGTATCACTTTGGCGCAAACGCAGTTGCAATTGGCGCAAAGTGCGCCGATGATGCATAACATGTACGAGGCGTATTACCGTGTGTATGCGGCGATGAACGTTCGTGACATTGATGGCATTTTGCGGCCTCAGAATACGCAGATGCCGAAGGATCCGGCGCAGGAAAACGCGGATGTGTTGGACATGATGGAGTTAAAGGCGTTTTCTGGGCAGCAGCATGATGCGCATATTTTGTCGCATTTGATCATGGGTATGTCGCCGATGATGCAGGCCAATCCGCAGGCGGGGATGGTCTTGTTAAAGCATGTTCTGGATCATATTCGCAGGAAGGCTGAGGAGATGATTGAGGCGCAGTTGTTTGCCGAGTATGGATCGGACCCGGATCGTATGGTGTCTCCGATTCAGAAGGAGGGCATGATTGCGATGAAGGTGGCGGAAGGCATGATGGAGCTCAAGAACCTGCAGGCGCAGTTGGCGGGTGAGGGTCCTGATCCGGTGGTGCAGTTGAAGGAGGCTGAGATTCAGCAGCGCGCGCAGGCGGATCAGGCGCGCATTCAGGTGGATCAAGCGCGGTTGGAAGTAGACAAGCAAAAGGCAGCAGAAGTGCAACGGGCTAACATGGCGCGGGTAGCTTCACAGGAGAATATTGCGATGTTACGTGCGGATGTGGCGAGAGAGCGGTTGAATCAGGTTACTCAACAGCAAGGAGCAAGAAATGCCTCTTAAAAAAGGTTCGAGTCAGAAGACGATCTCGGGGAATATTAGCGAGATGGTGGGTAAGTTCAAAAAGAGTGGTTCGATAGGCGCGAGTAAGCCGAAGGGCAAGAAGGCGGCGGTCAAGCAGGCGGTGGCGATTGCGCTATCTACTGCGGGCAAGTCGAAGAAGATGGCGAAGGGTGGTGCGATGAAGGGTGTGCAGGGCCCGGCCATGATCGTGAAGAAGAAAGACGGGAACAACCCGGTCAAGATTTATTGATTTTCAAGCTTTCCAGACGGTAGCTTTGAACCGTCTGCTCTCATGGAGATTTCCCATGCTGGAATTTGCAGAAGCAGTTCTAAAGGACTTGAGAACACTTCGGTCCGACACTGAATCGATGGTGTTGAACGGTTCAGTGACTTCCATGGAGCGGTATCGTTTCTTAATGGGCCGTCTGGAAGGGTTGAATATGCTTGAGGACTCGATCAAAGAGCGCCTCAAATCGTTTGCTGATGCGTATTAACCCCAACGGAGGACTAGATGGAAGCAGTGGAAGAGAAGCAGGATAACTTGACGGCTTTGGAGCGCAAGTGGTTGGAGCAGCAGCAGACCAAGGTTCCAACGATTGACGATGTCTTCAACGATGAAGGTCAGTTGGATGAAGAGAAGCTGAACGAGAGCGTTCGGGATCATCTTCCGCGTCCGACGGGCTGGCGTATTTCTCTTTTGCCGTATCGCGGGGCCCGAGTGACCAAGGGCGGTATTGCGATAGCGGAGGAGACGCAGAAAAAGACGCAATTGGCGACTACCTGTGCGTATGTGCTTGAGGTAGGCCCTTTGGCGTACTGCGATGAGAGCAAGTTCCCAGACGGCCCGTGGTGCAAGCCGGGGGACTGGATTGTTTTCGGTCGCTATGCGGGTTCGCGCATCCCCATTGAGGGTGGCGAGATACGCCTAATCAACGATGACGAGGTTTTGGCGACGATTGCCAATCCCGAAGACATTGTCCACTTGCTCTAAAGGAGAAATACATGTCAAATGAACAACTAGAGTTCAACATTGGCGAGGACGAAGAGTCTGCCACGGTTGAAATGAATGAAGATGGTACTGAGGCGATGTTAACCGGCCTTGAGGAAGCGCCTGAGGTTGAGATGCCTGAGGAAGCTACTCTGCCGGTTGAGCAAAAGCAGCAGGCGAAGGACTTGGATGAGTACAGTGCCAACGTTCGCAAGCGTATTGAGAAGCTAACGGCCCGGTTGCGGGAGACGGAGCGTCGTGAGCAGGCGGCGATTGAGTATGCCAAGAATGTTCAACAACGTGCCACGCAGTTAGAGCAGCAGTTCAGGCACACGGACACGGAGCGCTTGAACGAGGCGAGGGGTCGGATTGATACGCAGATCACGGCGTTGAAGCAGGTCATCCGTCAGGCGCGTGAAGAGGGCGATTTTGATACGGAGACTGAGGCGCAGCAGCGGTTGACGGCCATTTTGATGGATCAGCGTCGTGTGGAAGAGGCAACGGCGTTGCGTCAACAGCAGGAGCAGCAGTATGCTGCCCAGCAGGCGCAACAGGCTCAGCAACAACAGGCCCAACCGGTGCAGCAACAGGCACAGGAGCCGGATCCTCGTGCGGAGGAGTGGGCAGAGCAGAACACGTGGTTTGGTTCGGATGTCCCGATGACGCATGCTGTTTTTGGCATCCATGCCCAGCTTGTTAATCGAGAAAGATTTGACCCTCAAAGCGAGGAGTATTATGATGAATTAGACAGGCGTATCCGCGAAGCGTTTCCTCACAAGTTTCAAAGTGAAAACGCTCGTTTGGCTCCGCCTAAGCAACAGCGAGCACGGTCCGCGCATTCCGTTGCTCCTGCCACCCGTTCGTCGGGAGTTAACACAGCGCGCCGCAGCGTGAAACTGACTCCGAGTCAGGTCGCGATTGCCAAAAAACTCGGTGTTCCGTTAGAGGAATACGCCAAATACGTTAAGGAGTAACACCATGGACAAACTTGATGTGCCATCACTAAATCGTAAGTCGCGGGAAGCTGACAGCCGTTCCGCCACTGCGCGCCGTAAGCCGTGGGCCCCTCCTTCTAAACTTGATGCGCCTCCTGCTCCTCCGGGCTATAAGCATCGCTGGATCAGAGCAGAAGCCAACGGGTACGATGATCGTATCAATGTGGCATCTCGCCTGCGGGAAGGTTATGAGTTGGTACGTGCCGACGAGTATCCGGATTTCCTAGGCACTCCGATGGATGGCAACCGACACGCCGGGATTCTCGGTGTGGGAAGTTTGCTTTTAGCACGAATTCCTGAGGAGACAGTAGCAGAGCGCAACGCGTATTACAGTTCACGGTCCCGAGATCAGATGCAGGCTGTTGATAACGACTTGATGAAGGCGAATGCTCACGACAGCATGCGCATCACCCAGCCGTCACGTCAGTCACGAACAGTCTTCGGAAGTCCGAAGGCTGATGAGTAAACTTTTTTAAGGAATAGACAAATGGCAAACGTAGATAAAGCCTTTGGTCTGCGTCCGCTTGGCAACCTTTCTGCTACTGGTGCCCAGAAGCAGTATGGTTATGTCATTGCGGACAACCAATCAGGCGCTATTTATCAGGGTGACCTAGTCACTCTCGTCGCTGGCTTCCTCGTTAGATATATCAGTGGCACTCATGCCACGGCAGTTGGTGTATTTAACGGTTGCAGCTACATTGATCCAACCACTGGCAAGCCGACGTTTAAGAACTTCTATCCGGGTTCGATTAACATCACTTCGGGTCAGATTCTGGCTGATGTGATTGATGATCCTAATCAGCTTTTTGTGATTCAGGCTGATGAAGATATCGTCCAAGCGGATATCGGTCAAAACGCTCCAATTGCCTACACTGCGGGTAGTAATATCACAGGTATCTCGGCAATGGAGTTGGATTCGTCCGGCATCCTGACTACTAACACACTGGTCCTAAAGATTGTTGGTCTGTATAACGCACCCAGCAATGAATTAGGTGAAAACTTCGCCCAAGTCGTCGTAAAGATCAATGCGCATCAATACGGCAGCATCGGCGTTGCTGGCCTGACTTAATAGGAGCTAAACCATGGCTATTTCACGCGCACAACTAGTAAAAGAGTTGGAGCCCGGCCTGAACGCCCTGTTCGGTCTGGAGTACAAAGGCTACGAGCAAGAACATCTGCAGATCTATGACGTTGAGTCGTCGGATCGTGCATTTGAAGAGGAAGTTATGCTGTCAGGTTTCGGTGAGGCTCCGGTCAAAACCGAAGGTGCTGGCATGGCGTATGACACCGCGCAGGAAGTCTTTACTGCTCGCTACACTCACGAGACCATCGCTTTGGCGTTCTCGCTGACTGAAGAAGCCGTTGAAGATAACCTGTACGACCGTCTGGCTCGTCGTTACACAATGGCTCTGGCTCGTTCCATGGCTACCACCAAGCAGATCAAGGCAGCCTCTGTGCTGAATGGCGCTTTCACTACCTCTATCGGTGGTGATGGTGTTCCTCTCTGCTCGACTGATCACCCGATCATTGGTGGTCCTAACCAGAAGAACGAACTGGCAACCGCTGCTGACCTTTCCGAGACTTCCTTGGAACAGGCCATCATCGACATCCAGTCGTTGGTGGACGAGCGTAACCTGAAGATTGCAATCCAAGGCCTGAAGCTGATCATCCCGAAAGAGCTTCAGTTCACTGCGGATCGCATCATGAAGTCCACTCTGCGTGTTGGCACTGCTGACAACGACATCAATGCCCTGAAGAACATGGGCATGATTCCGCAGGGTTACACTGTCAACCACTACCTGACCGATCCGGACGCGTTCTTTATCAAGACCGATGCTCCGAACGGCATGAAGATGTTTGAACGTGTAAGCATGAAGACCGCCTTTGAAGGTGATTTCGAAACTGGCAACATGCGCTACAAGGCGCGTGAGCGTTACAGCTTCGGCTTCTCTGACTGGCGCGGTATCTTCGGTTCGCCCGGCGCGGCCTAAGAGAAAAAGGGGAGCTTCGGCTCCCCTTTTCTTTTATAGCCAGTCGTGTATATTGGCATTATTCCGGGGTTATCCGGCATATCTGACAGTCCCGGCTGACGACATGTAGACAGATATGCTGCAAATCTCACATGTGAGGATATCAAAATGGCAAGGTCAAGCTTTTCTGGGCCGGTTGCATCCGCAAACGGCTTTATCACAGGTTCTTCAACCGATCCTGTCGCAGTTACTATTGCTGGCAACGTATCAAGTTCATTTGTTACAAGTTCGGCAACAACTGGCGACACTCGTTTAAGCTATAACCGTCTGGACATCACTTCGACCGGTTCGGGCGAGACGCTTCGTGCGCTTACGCGTGTAACTGGCGCGGATGCAGCAACTGCGGGCACCGTCAATGGCGCGCACATCTCGCTATCGGTCAACACTGGTGGTTCGATCTCTGGCGCAGGTAACGCGTTGCGTGTAACTCTTGGCGCAGCAGCCAGTGTTACCGTAGGCGGCACTGTGGCGGCGTTGCAGGTGGACTCGGATATTGGCGCAGGCGCGACTCTACCGGGGAATGCTTCGTTTATTCGCGTTACCAACAGCGGCTCGGGCACGATCAGCAACTTGTTTAACCTACCGGATGCAATGGTTCAGGCGATTGGTGCAACACCCACCACGGCGACTCAGAAGATCCGTTTTGTTGACTCTGCTGGCACCGCGTACTTCCTGTATGCCGTTGAGGCCTGATGAACATTACCAAAGAGTATTTACTCTCTGAGGTAGCGAACATGGAACGGCAACGGAATCACGCACACGACGTGGCCGTTGCGTCACAGGCAGCAATTGATGTACTGAATGCCCTGATCGCAAGGCTAGATTTACCAGAGCCAGAGACTACGGAAGGACCACAGCAATGAGCTTTGCAAGTGATATCTCGGCGGTAACGAAGACCGCTTCTGATGATGCCATTAGTGGCAGGACGCGAGTGCAGGGGGTGTACTACACCTGTAGTGCTACGGCATCGTCGTTTTCTTTGAAAAACGGCGCTACCAGTGGCGGCACGGCGTTGCTTACGATCAATACCCCGGCTTCGGCAGGTGCGGTTGATCTGATTTTTCCTGACGATGGCATTCTTTTTACAGACGGCGTTTACATTGATTTGGCAAGCGCTAACGTAACGAGTGTTACCTTGTTGTTTGTGGGCGGCGCGGCTGTCTGACGATGGCAACGAAAAAGTCCAAAGGAATGGGGATTGCTACCTCGGTAAAGTCCGGCAACTTTCGGCCTACCAAGGCCGGAGCGGGCATGACTAAGCAAGGCGTTGCAGCCTATCGCCGTGCTAATCCGGGTAGCAAACTCCAGACTGCTGTGACTGAGGATAGTCCGTCAGGTGCGCGCGCGAAGCGTCGTAAGTCGTATTGTGCACGTTCTGCGGGGCAGATGAAGATGTTCCCGGAAGCAGCGAAGGATCCGAACAGCCGGATTCGCCAAGCGCGTCGCCGGTGGAAGTGTTAAGGAGCTTGTGGTGCAACTAGCGGAAATTTGGAGCGCGGGCTTAACTGTTTTAATTGGCATCTTGGGATACATGATGCACGAGAAGTTTAGTGAACTTGCGCGCATTACGATTTTGCTTAACCGCACTCGTGAGGAAATTGCGAGAGATTCGGTCACTAAAGCAGAAGTAGAGAAGATTACGGAGCATATCGACCAGCGATTCAATCGTCTGGAAGAGAAGATTGATCGTTTGATTGAACGTCGATAGGAGAACAGCATGTTTAGTCGAGTACAAATGGGCCGTTTGATGTCCCGGATCAAAGAAGGTGTCGGCGGCAAAGCAGCGGCAGCCCCACAAGGTCGTGGTATGGCCGGTGCAGTAGCGGCTGCGGCAAAAAAAGCTGCTTTGATGAAGGGCACCCCTATGAAAAAAGGTGGGGCAGTAAAGAAGTCGTCGGATGCAATGGGTCGCGCTGTCAAGCGTAAAACTGCGGACGTAAAAGGCCGCGCTATGAAGAAAGGGAAATAATCATGGCTGGACGTGGAATGGGTGCTGCTACCAAAGGCGGCGGTGCAGTAGAGAGCGGTCCTCGCAACAAGATGCTGTCGAAGACGAGCCAGACATCGGGCCCGATCATGATGAAAGAAGGCGGTGATGTTAGCCCGCGTAAGCGCATGGCAATGGGTGAAGCGCCTGTCAAGATGATGGGTGGCGGCATGATGAAGAAGGGCTATGCTGCAGGTGGTATGGTCAAAAAAGGCTATGCTGCAGGTGGCGCAGTCAAGAAGAAAAAGATGATGGCGAGTGGCGGCAAAGGCCGCTAATGGCTTATCTTATAAGTAATATCCCGTACTTTAAGTGCTGGGTGAGACGTGAATTCACCCATATGCACCAAAAGT